CCCGCGAGCCCCGCGCAGCCATGCCCCGTCGCCACTACAGCGACCGCACCGCAGGCGCAACCGGCTGGATGGGCGCATGACCAAGAAGTCTGTCAGCCTGTCAGTGGGACGCGGCGAGAAGCTGCCGACCAAACAAGGCGCGGGGCTGACTGCCAAAGGGCGTGAAAAGTACAACCGAGCCACAGGGAGCAACCTCAAAGCGCCTGCACCCAACCCCAAAACAGAAGCAGATAAGGGGCGCAAGGCGTCATTTTGCGCGCGTATGGCTCCAATTGCAGCTAAAGCTGGCGAAGGCAGCCGTGCTAAGGCGTCAATGAAACGATGGAAGTGCTAAAATGAAACCTGGTCTGTACGCTAACATCAACGCCAAACGTGAGCGCATCAAAGCCGGATCGGGCGAGAAGATGCGCAAACCTGGCGCACCGGGCGCACCCACCGCCAAAGCGTTCAAAGAGAGCGCTAAAACAGCCAAGAAGAAATAGCCATGCCACTCGTCAAATCACCCAGCAAAGCCGCCTTCCGCAAGAACGTATCGGCTGAAGTCAAGGCCGGAAAGCCGGTGAAACAAGCCTTGGCGATCGCGTACTCCACTAAACGGCAAGCCGCCAAGAAAAAATAATGGCTTACGATCCGACAGGCATTGATGGTGCGGCAGAGGTGTCTGACGTAGGCGGCGCGCCTACGAAAGACATGGCGCACAAGCTGTCGCAGATGCGCAGCCGCTTTAAGATGGCGGTGGCGGCGTACAGCGACACCCGCGAAGACCAGTTGGACGACCTGCGGTTTATGGCGGGCTCGCCTGACAACCATTACCAGTGGCCGGCGGACGTGCTGTCCGTACGGGGGTCGGTGCAAGGCCAGACCATCAACGCGCGCCCGTGCTTGACGATCAACAAGCTGCCGCAGCATGTACGGCAGGTGACCAACGAGCAGCGTCAAAACAGACCGTCGCCTAACGTCATTCCGGCAGACGACGACGCGGACATTGAAGTCGCAGAGATCTTTGACGGCATGATCCGTCATATTGAATACATGTCGGACGCGGACGTGGCGTACGACACCGCCTGCGACAACCAAGTGACGTACGGCGAAGGCTACATTCGGATTCTGACCGAATATTGCGACGAGACGAGCTTTGATCAGGACATCAAGATCGGTCGGATTCGCAACAGCTTCTCGGTCTACATGGATCCAACGATTCAAGACCCGTGCGGTGCGGATGCCGAGTGGTGCTTTATCACCGAAGACATTCTGAAAGCGGATTACGAGCGGATGTACCCCAACGCCATGCCGGTCAGCTCGATCATGGTGCAAGGCGTAGGCGACCAAGCGCTGTCGCAGTGGCTGTCTGAGACGACAGTGCGGATTGCAGAGTATTTTTACTGCGATTACAAGCCTGCAACGCTTAATTTGTACCCTGACGGCACGACGACTTACCAAGGCACGCCGCAAGACCAGATGATGCGTCAGATGGGTCTAAAACCGACTCGTCAGCGCAAATTGCAGCGCAAAACGATCAAATGGTGCAAGACCAACGGCTACGAGATCATCGAAGAGCGTGAGTGGGCGGGCGCGTACATCCCCGTTATTCGCGTAATCGGTAATGAGTGGTCGATTGAAGGCCAGCTTGAGATTTCAGGATTGGTCAGGAATGCCAAAGACGCCCAGCGGATGTACAACTATTGGGTGAGCCAAGAAGCTGAGATGCTGGCGTTGGCCCCGAAAGCACCGTTTATCGGCTACGGCGGTCAGTTTGAGGGTTACGAAGAGAAGTGGAAGACTGCCAACACGCAGAACTACCCCTATCTTGAGGTCAACCCTGATGTGACCGACGGCGCAGGCAATATCCTGCCGTTGCCGCAGCGGGCGCAGCCTCCGATGGCCCAAACAGGCTTGATTCAGGCCAAAATGGGCGCTTCTGAGGACATTAAAGCGGCGACTGGACAGTACAACGCCAGCCTCGGAATGACGTCAAATGAGCGGTCTGGCAGGGCTATTTTGGCCCGTCAGCGCGAGGGCGACGTCGGTACTTACCATTATGTCGACAATCTGGCGCGGGCGATTCGTCACGTCGGGCGCCAATTGGTCGATCTGATCCCCAAAATCTACGACACGCAGCGTATCGCACGGGTTGTCGGGGTAGATGGCGAGTCGAAGATGGTACGACTCGACCCGATGCAGCCGGAACCCGTGCGAAAACTTGTCAACGAGCAAGGCGTGGTGATCGAGAAGATCTACAACCCTGGCGTTGGCAAGTACGACGTCAAGGTCACCACTGGCCCGAGTTATCTGACCAAGCGTCAGGAGTCGATGGACGCGATGAGCCAGATTTTGCAAGGCAATCCGAACCTGTGGATGGCGGCTGGCGATTTGTTTGTGAAGAACATGGATTGGCCGGGTGCGCAGGAGCTTGCACAGCGGCTGAAGAAAATGATCGATCCGAAGCTGCTGCAAGAAGACGACGATCCGGCACTGCAAGCGGCCAATCAGCAGATCCAAGCGATGCAGCAGCAGATGGAGCAGATGTTCAACATGCTCCAGAACGTGGGCAAGTCGATGGAAGCGCAGAAATTGCGCATTGACGAGTACAATGCGGAAACCAAGCGTATTCAAGCCGTGCAAGCGGGCATGACGCCTGACCAGGTTCAAGATGTTGTCATGCAGACGTTGAAAGATGTTATGACGGCTGGCGACATGGTGGTTGCTCAACAAATGGGTATGACACAATGAGCTGCGCAGACTTTATCGGCACCTTGTTCCTAGCGCGAGACGTGACGCATAGCGTACATTTGAATACAAGGTCGTACGCCAAGCACGTTGCGCTGAACGAGTTCTACGACGGCATTGTTGACCTCGCCGACAAGTTTGCCGAAGCGTACCAAGGTCGGCATGGGCTGATCGGGCCGATTACGCTGATGTCAGCCAAGAAGACGACAGACGTCATTGAGTTTCTCAAAGACTCGCTTGCGGACATCGAAGAGATGCGGTACAAGGTGTGTGAGAAGGACGACACGCCGCTCCAAAACATCATTGACGAGATCGTAGGGCAGTACCTATCGACCTTGTACAAGCTCAAATTCCTTGCGTAAGGACAAGTTATGGAACTGCTCAATCCTCTTGCTGATGCCAATTATCCCGCCTATACGGCGTCTTACACGGGCACAGCGGGGTCAACGACCGCTTGGCCAGCAGGACCGCAAGGCGTGGTGGTCTGGTCAACGACTGCCGCCTACGTCGTAATAGGCGAAGGTGTGACTGCGACTACCAGCTCGACGCCCATTCCAGCCAATACGCCGATTCCGTTCATCGTGCCGCAGGGCACGGGTGCTCCGTGGCGGGTTAGTGCCATCCAGATCGCTAGCGGCGGCACGGTTTACGCTAAACCTATCAACATCCGATGAGCTTTGGCATACCCGTCCGTAATGGCCTGAGCCTAGGGCTCGGGACCGTCGCTACGTTGGCGACGGACTTTGCGTCGCCTAACCCAGGCCCGCCGTGGACGGTGCTGACCAGTAATGGTACGGCGTATGTAGTGGATGAGGTTGTGCTGGCGAGCAATGGCACAGCGTATTACGTCGTCGAAACTGTGCTGTCCAGTAACGGTACAGCGTACAACCCAATTTGAGGTAGATCATGGCTGTTTACGAAGCGCTTTTGCTCAATACAGTTGTCCCGCAGATTCAAGCCGCACAAGCAGGCGACAGCTATGTCATGGTGGTGAACGCCACCACTCCAGCACTCAGGATCACGCAGACGGGTACTGGCGATTCCATTCTGGTGGAGGATAGCGCTAACCCCGACAGCAGCCCGTTTGTGGTTACTGCGGCGGGGGATGTTGGGATTGGGACGAGTTCGCCTGTAGAAAAGTTGCATGTTCAATCAAGTTCTAATGCTATTGGATCGTTTAGGTCATCTGGCGCAAGTTATGTTGGCGTAGAAACCGTAAACAGTAGCCGTTCCTATTCAATGCTTGTGCGACCGGATGTAAGCAACGCACTTGTCATCCGAGACGAAACCGTTAGTTCAAATCGCATAACCCTCGACACCTCCGGCAGGTTAGGAATCGGAATAACCTCTCCAGCGTATACGCTTGATGTTACAGGAAGCACGTCAACCGCTCGCTTAGGCAAGTTGACAATCACCAATGATTCGCCGTTCGTTACGGGTGCAAATATTGATGCTGGGGCAAACTCGCTTGCTCTTGGAACATCTGGTGCCGGAATTGTTGCGTTTTTTTCTAACAACACCGAACGCGCCCGTATCACCAGCGGTGGGGATTTTGGGATTGGGATAAGTTCGCCGGGCACCAAACTGGATGTAGCCGGTACCATACGATCCAATGTTGCTGGCGGCACTCCAATCTTATATTTGCACAACGGTACGACGCAGCATAGTATTCAAAATACCAGCGGGGCACTAACATTTTTTAATGATGGCATCGAACGCGCCCGTATCACCAGCGGTGGGAATTTTCAAACATCGTCTGGCGGCAGCGTCCAAGTTGGAGGCACGGCGGCTCGTGCGACAACGGCAGGAACAAATCGAGTTGACATCTTTGACGGCACGGCTCCTGTTGGCACTCTGGCAAACGGGGTGTCCTTTTATTCAACCGCAGGCGAAGCAAGAGTTATGGATGCAGCCGGTAACGCCACGCTGCTATCTCCGCACGATACTGAAACGAACGAATGGATTTTCCATTCCAAGCACACCCCGTCAGGCAAAGTGCTAAAAATTGACGTTGAAAAGATGCTTCGGTTCATTAACGACCACTTCGGTCTTGACGCAATTCACGAATTTACCGAGGAATAAACATGAACTGGAACATCTCCCAGCTTGACTGCAAAGTATCAGAAGGCGATCTGTCTGACGTTTGCATCGTCGCCCACTGGCAGTGCTCGGATACCGTGGACGGCTACTCAGCCTCCGTCTACGCCACCTGCTCGCTGCCTTCGCCTGATCCTGAGTCCTTCACGCCCTATTCCAGCCTGACCCAAGAGCAAGTGCTCGGTTGGATCTGGGCGAATGGGGTTGACAAGGACGCCACTGAAGCGGCAGTCTTGCAACAGATTGAAAACCAGAAGAATCCTCCCGTGGTAGCGCCACCGCTGCCGTGGGCTGCGTAATGTTTCAAACCGTACTGGTGCGGTCCACCAGGCACTCGCCAGAGTAATCATGGAAGAAAACACTGAAGTTGTAGCGGAACCAACCGCGCCGGAACAGGTAGCGACGCCCGCGCCTGAACCTGTAGCAGTATCGGCGGAAGAGCAACAAACTACAATCAAGACGTTCACTCAAGAAGAAGTGGATGCGCTGATTGGCAAGCGTCTCGCAAGAGAGCGTAGGTCTTGGGAACGTGAGCGTCCGAAGGCGCCCGCAGCGCCCGCAGAACCTGTGACGCAGGATAAGTTTGAGTCGGTCGAAGCGTATGCCGATGCACTGGCCGCGCAGAAAGCCGAACAACTTCTCCAGCAACGGGAACTGGAGCGCCAGCAAGCAGCACTGGTTGAGTCGTACCACGAGAAAGAAGAACAGGCGAGGGAAAAGTATGACGACTTCGAGCAAGTCGCCTACAACCCAAGCCTCAAAATCTCGACCGTGATGGCTCAAACAATTCAGGCGTCAGAGATCGGCCCCGACATTGCGTATTTTCTCGGGTCCAATCCAAAAGAAGCTGATCGTATCTCGCGTCTATCGCCGTTCTTGCAGGCCAAAGAAATCGGGAAGATTGAGGCCAAAGTGGCCGCCAGTCCGCCCACCAGAAAACCATCCAGCGCTCCAGCGCCGATTCAGCCTGTTGCAGCACGCGCCTCCGGCGCACCGGCTTACGACACCACAGACCCGCGCTCAATCAAAGCAATGAGCACGAGTGAGTGGATCGCAGCCGAGCGGCAACGACAGATCAAGGCGTGGGAAGCGAAACACGGACGTTAATCATGCCGGTAGTTAATACGACCGGCTAATTATCTAAAGGAAGTAACATGGCCAACAGTATCTTAACGATCGATATGATCACCCGCAAGGCTTTGGAGATCTTGGAGAACTCCTTGGTGATCACCCGGACGGTTAACCGTCAGTACGATGACAGCTTTGCTGTCGAAGGCGCAAAAATCGGCTCCACGCTGCGTATCCGTCTGCCGGACCGCGCGCTGGTGACCGACGGTGCTGCGCTGCAAGTTCAAGACGACAACGAGCAGTTCACCACTCTGACTGTTTCGAGCCAGAAGCACATCGGCGTGAACTTCACGACCGCTGAGCTGACCATGCAGCTCGATGACTTTGCAGAGCGTGTGCTGAAGCCTCGTATTAGTCAGCTTGCCTCCAGCATCGACGCTGACGTTGCCAACAGCTTCAAGAGCATCTACCAGTCGGTTGGTACTCCTGGCACCACGCCCGGAACCAGCTTGGTGCTGTTGCAAGGCCAACAGAAGCTGAACGAAGCCGCTGCGGTCATGGCTCCCCGCTATGCCACCGTCAACCCGGCTGCGAACGCTGGCCTCGTCGAAGGCATGAAGGGTCTGTTCAACCCCACCAACACCATCAGCCGTCAGTTCAAGAATGGCCTGATGGGCGAGGGTGTGCTGGGCTTTGAAGAGATCAGCATGTCGCAGTCGATCAAGCAGCACACCACCGGCACCCGCACGGGTTCGCACACTGTTACGACCACCGTGTCGGCACAAGGTGCTACGACCATCGCCATCACCGGCACTGGCACGCAAACGATTAAGCAAGGTGACGTGTTCACCGTTGCCGGCGTTTACGCTGTCAACCCGCAGACCCGTGAGTCGACTGGCAGCTTGCAACAGTTCGTTGCGACCGCTGACGCAACCGCCTCCGGCGGCGCGTACACGGTCAGCGTGAGCCCTGCGATCTACACCTCGACTCAAGCGCTTGCCACTGTGGATTCGTTCCCGCAAGCCAGCGCTGTGGTGACCTTTTTGGGTAGCGCCAGCACTCAGTACCCGCAAAACCTGATCTATCACAAAGATGCGATCACGT